AAATTAGATAACTTCGATACACCAAGTCAAACAGGTGTGAAAGCCATTGAAGTAGATATTAAGAAAGAAATTTCAATTGGTAAAGCTGATATGAGTAGTATTAAATCAGAAGAAGTAAAAGGTAAAGTTAATAACAAGTTAGATAAACTTAAAAAACTGAGAAGACGAAATGGCCGTTAATAAAATTACAAACAAAGGTGTGGTGAATAAAGAATTAGTCAATAGAGCTAACGAAGTATCTACTAAAGGAACTACGATTCGTGGTAATAGAGAAACTACAATCATACCAGGTAATAACTTTTCAGATAATCATTCAATCACTTTAAAAGATGTAGACACTGCGGTTTTGAATCATGTAAAGAATGTAATGAAACCAAGAGTCAGAGAAGCGAATGAAACTTTTAAAATACCTGTTTATTATGGTAATGAAGAAAGATGGAAAGCGGTTAGAAGTCGTGGTGTTTTAAGAGATAAAAACAATTCACTAATTTTACCATTGATTATGTTACGAAGAACAGAAGTTTCAAGAAACGACTTATCAGGACAATCTTTCCCTCACGATGTTAGAGGTAATCAAATAGAGGTTGTAAGAGCTAATAAGTGGAGTAAAGATAATCAATATGATAGATTTTCAGTTCAACAAGGAGTTCAACCTGTTTATGATGTAATCACGACTGGAATGCCAAACTATTCAGATGTGACTTATGAATTTGTATTGTGGACAAACTTTATTGAACAAATGAATCCATTAATTGAATCTTTTGTAGACCAATCACATACATATTGGGGTGATGGCACAAATAATAAATTCTTATGTACAATTGATAGTGTGGCTGATGCTTCAGAAATGAATCAAGATGGTGAAAGATTTATTAAATCAACATTTAGTGTTGTTACAAAAGCTTATTTATTACCAGAATATTTAAATTCAGTAATAACAAACAAAATATCAAATATGAAAAAATTCACAACAACATCACGAGTTACCTTTAATATGGAGGGTGATGCTACAGATAAACAAGTGGGAAAATAATTTACTTGTTTTTAAAATTTATATATATTTATATATAGTTAATTAACAAATGGAGGTTATAATGCCAGAAGAAGTAAAATTCACAGAAGAAGAACTTAAACAAGTTCAAAACATACAAGCTAGTTATGCAAATGTTCAAAATCAATTCGGACAACTAAAATTAGCACAAATCAGATTAGACAGTCAAGAAGTTGAATTAGAAGATACCTTAAAAAGTATTCAAGAAAATGAACAAAAATTTCTTGATGGAATTACAGAGAAATATGGACAAGGAACTTTAAATCCTGAAACAGGTGTGTTTACACCAACCGAAAATAAATCTTAATAATAGAAAAAAAATCATTGTTTGAGAATTTAATCATATATTTATATATGAATAATACTAATGCGCAAATATAGTATTTACCTCAAAAATTAAAAAGTTAACTTAGGAGAGATTCAATGGCCGAAAAAATTATAAGTCCTGGTGTATTTACGAATGAGATAGACCAGACTTTCTTACCTACTGCTGTGGCTGAAATTGGAGCTGCTCTTGTAGGACCAACACTCAAAGGTCCCGCAGGAATACCAACTGTTGTAACATCATTTTCTGATTTCCAAGCAAAATTTGGAGATGTTGTAAAAAGTGGTTCTACATCAGTTCAATTTTTAACATCACACGCAGCTGAAGAGTATTTAAAAAATTCAGACACATTAACCGTAGTAAGAATATTAGATGGAACATTTGGACCAGCTACAGCTAGTATAGCAGCTACTGACGCAGGTTCATCATCATTCGAATTAAAAACATTAGCAGATGGTATGATAATGAACAATTTTCAACTGGCAGGATATACAGGCTCACTTGCTAGAGATGGTCAAACTACAAATAATGTACTTAACAGTGGTTCAAAAGCAAATATCAGATATGAAGTATCTAATTTAAATAAAACAAAAGGTACATTTACATTATTGATTAGAGCTGGTAATGATAATTTAAAAAGAAAACAAACTCTTGAATCATACGCTGGTTTAACTCTTGACCCTAATTCAACTGATTATATTGGAAAAAGAGTGGGTGACCAGAGATTCACAGTTAGAACAGATGAAAATAGTAATCCATTTCTACAATTAAGTGGTTCTTATCCAAATAAATCAAGATTTGTAACTGTTCACAGTATAAGAGACACTATTGATTACTTGGATGAAAATGGTAATATAAGAAGTAATGCATTATCAGCATCTTTACCAGCTAACGGTAGTGGTTCTGGTAATGGTGGTTTTGCTGGTGGTTTAAATGGTGTAAGTGGATTTAATGCGTTGGGTCACCATAGTGGTTCTACAACAGGTGCAATTAATTTCTATGAAAATATCTCAACACAAACACAAGGTTTTTCACCGACTGATTTAACAACCGCAGATGGTGGAGCAGCTTATGCACAGGCATTAGATTTATTGAAAAATCAAGATGAGTTTGATTTTAATCTATTATTACTTCCTGGTTTGATTCATTCTAAACATACTGCAGTAACAAATAAAGCTATTGATATATGTGAAGATAGAGGTGATTGTTTCGCAGTTATCGACCCAGTTGTTTATAATAGAAATGTTGGAGATGCTGTAACACAGGCTGAAGCAGTTGATTCAAACTTTGCAGCTATGTACTTCCCGTGGATAAAAGTTCCTGATACACAAGTTGCGGGTACTCAAAGATGGGTGCCACCTTCAGTTGTAATTGGTGGAATCTATGCATTCAATGATAGAGTGGCTCACCCGTGGTTCGCTCCGGCTGGTTTGAATCGTGGTGGAATCACAACCGCTATACAAGCTGAAAGAAAACTAACTCAATCAGATAGAGATACATTGTATGATTCAAATGTTAATCCAATTGCAACATTTCCTGGACAAGGGGTGACTGTATTTGGACAAAAAACATTACAGAAAAAACCAAGTGCATTGGATAGAATCAATGTAAGACGATTATTAATCAGAGTTAAGAAGTTCATAGCTTCTTCTTCAAGATTCCTTGTATTTGAACAAAATACAGCGTCAACAAGAAGAAGATTCTTGAGTATTGTTAATCCATTCTTAGAACAAGTTCAATCACAAAGTGGTTT